ACCATGCTTCCTATCTCATCTAAAGTGACTTGTACACTTTTAGATTTGACCATAGCAACATCCGTGACTTTTGCCTCTGGGTTAGCAGGATTATCGCCAACCCAAGATATGCTCCAAAGAGAAAGTTCGTTTATACGATTGTGGCAGTCGTCTTCTGATTGACAAACCTTCTCTTGTTTTGTGGCTTCTCCACGTATGCTGCTTGCTCCTGTGTGTCCGTATTGTTTAATCTCATCCCACACTTTATCGTGCATTCCGATTTTACTGTGTATTCCAACTCTAATCTTGACTTTACCGTCTTTTATTTTGTAAGCCAAAGGTAAACCGATTGGCATCTCTTCGTGACGATAAGAATATACGCCGTAGCGCATGTAAAAATCCATAGCTTCTTTGATAGTATCTGTGGGTATCATATCGTTCTGTTTGTCAACGATAGGAGCGGAGATGTATGTCTCCATTACTCTGTCATTATACCACTCTGGTCGGTAGACTTTCCAACCAGTGTTACTTTCGTCTGCCACGAATTACATACAGAAAAGCAGTTATAAAAAGAAAAATATTTACTCGGGTTACGAATTACATACACAATTATACAAAGGTGTATGTAATCTGTCACCTTTACGGATTACATACCTATCTACGTTTTACTTTGACTGTTACGCCTGAATCTGTTAACTCGTTAATTTCGTTCTCAAGATGCTCTGCAAATTCATGTAATACGTTAGTTTTCTCACTATAAACTGCACCACCTAAGAATCTTCTTGGAAATGTACCTCTACCTAAAATCTGTAAAGCAACACTACCTGCATCACCTATCTGTTGTCTCCTAGACCAACCTGCCAAATCGCTGCCTTTGCCATAAGGAGGTAAGTAACGCTTTCTGCCTACTGCTGGACCCGTACCAAACTCCATATGTTTTGCATACTTAACATTAGACCCTACACGCTTTTCTAAATAGTCATCCGACATCTGAATGCTGTTAGCTAACCTACCAGTATCGTATGCGCCTGCTGGGTCTTGTTCTGTACCTTCACCTTTAGGTGGTTTCCAACCCTCTGCAAGATTTTCTATAGTACGAGTTTGTATTTTCATTGCAACGTCTGTAAGTGCATTGTCTAAAGCATCTTCAGCAGCTACACCTATGTTGTCAAAAAATCTTTTAACTTGTTGCGACATACGCATGCGTACTCGCATACCACCGCGACTGTCGGTGCTACCTACAACTCCTGGCCCTCTTAGTCCCATTATTTATACATCTTGACGTTTTCTATATGCTCGTCACCGTACTTTTCTTTCCACTTCTTATTAACATACTTTTGTGCTTTTTCGTAATAATCCATACGTTGTTTCTTTTGTGCATGTAGAATTGTTTGCCTGTCTGCATTCTTCCATGCCCTTTCTGTCTCGCATTCTTCACAAAATCCGTTAGCCGCTATATGGACTGTCATTGCTCCTCTTAAACATTTCTTACACTGTTTGCTCATCTTTCTCCTTTCCGTTTCCGTGATGACCATACTTTGCATTACTTATATGTATTTTTATATGGTCAGGCATTCTACTCATGAATACCTCACTAACGTAGTTCTTTGATTAGGATGCAATAAAGAATGCCCTCTTAAACGCATTCTATACTTTGCACCTATTTCTTGTTGTAACATAATTAAATCATCAAGATACATGCCCTTCTTAGGCATACGACTTGCTAACTCTTTATGAGCGCGACAAGTCCTAGTATCTTTACCAACAATTAAACCATACTTAAACTGACGACCCATGCGTTGCTCAGCTATTTTGTAACCTCTTAATCTGCCCTCATTACTTATGTTAGTAATCTCAGTTCTTGCTATTCTTGTGAGCTTGTAAGTCTCACCAATAGCTGTAGCGCGCATTGCCTGTACCGTCTCGTTAATAGACAAACCCTGTGCAACGCTTTGTGTAATTACATTGTTAAGTTGCATAGATACAGTTCGTTGAAAATCAGCATATGCTTTAAACAATACACCTTCATTTTTTAAAGAGGTTAACAAGGACTCATCTTCATCTGACATATCTGGAGCTTTAGCTGCTGTTTTACTTATACCTTTTATCTCGCCATATGCAGATTCATAGCCATTACGGTATGCAAAATCAACGTCATCAAGTATAGCATCGCGCATGCGCTTTGCCATCATAAAAGATATTTCGTCTACTTGTGTATGTAATTCGTCAAAACTTCGAGCCTTTTCTAATTCTTTTAATTCCTGTATAAGGACTCCTCGTAATTCTCGAGCTGCCGATTCCATGTATCCAGATGTTCTTTTAGCTCCTCGGCCTCCTGCGACTCCTGTGTACTGTTTCGAAAATCCTGACGCACCACCTCTGGAGCTTGTGGCAATACTAAATTACCGTCTGCGTCTAAATCCATCTCTACGCCTACATTCTGCATCTGTGTAAGTATCTGCGCTTTTAGATTCATATTGTTCAAATACTTAGTTTCATCACGCTCGTTAATGTCGTTAAATCTAATCTTCCAAGTGTCAATCTCCATAAGTTTTAGCAACGGTTTTATGAATCCCATTTCTAAACATTGCTGTGTTTCTCTTATGGTTCTGTCAAATATTGTAATCTGTTCGCCCTCTGAGTTAAGTCCGCCTACGCCTTGCATCTGTCCTACGACTAACGGCATGACTCCATACGATGCGTTTATGTCGTTGTTAATGCGGTCCATGTAAGGCAGCATCATCAACTCATCCATGTTAGGCATAACAGGCACAAACTTCGCTGTAGTGCTTGCATCTCTGCTACTCAAGATAGGAATAAAATTAGGATTGCGTCTTGTCTCTTCTGCAATATATTCGCCTAACCTGTTAAGCGATTCTTCATCATGGCCTGGCACATCTAAGAAACCCTTTGGTGGCCTTTCTAATCTATAGATTTTGTTTTGAAATGACTCTATGGCCAATGCTGTTTCGATTTTTTTAGAAAGACCTATAATCGGCGACTGCCCATATAGTCTAGCATTCGCACTGTATTTGTTAAAGTGAATCATCTCATCACGTGCAAAAGGTATCTTACCATCTTCATAATCGTAATAGTAAGCCATGTACTCCAACTCTACACCTGTCTTTGGATTTACATCACCTTCCATAAACTCTCTTGTTACAGGGTCAAACTTTTCTTCTTTTACAAAACGACCATACTCATCAACATTAAATCGCATGTGCTTTGCATCTTCTACCCAAAGTTCTTTGACTATTTTATTTGTAACTTTACCTGAACCATCTGCAACTCTGTCATACACAATACTTACCCAACAGTCATCAAAGACTTCTAACTGTCTAATCATTGCTTTAAACAATTCAGAACCAGTCATGTCACTGCTACTGTTAGTAGGATTGCGTAACAATCTTTCTACCATCTTGCGTTGCTCTGGGTCTCCTTTACCTATAGCTTGGTATTCCCACCCTTTGGCGACCGACTGCGAAGCAATACGAGTGATTACAGTACGAAGATGAGAATACCTGTCAGCTAATTGTTCTAAATAAAATTGGTCAACTTGTGGAAGTATAGATTGCCTGTATGCTGTGTCTGTACTTACACCTGAATATACTGGAGTTCTAGCATCCTTAGAAATATCTGCGGTTGCATCCTGTAAAAACGCATCTATGCCAGTGGCCTTTCTAACTGGCTTGCTCCTGAATCGGTCAAATATTCCCATTATAGTCTCCTCGACTTAAGTACATGGCGATGCCTGTGTATATAATCTTCGATAACAGGTTCTAACATCTTAGATACTGGCGTTTCTTTTACCTTTGCCAACGTCTTTAAATTTCGTTTTGTTTCAACAGAGATTCCCCACAATTCCATTCGGGTTCCAGAGCTGGGTGAACTTGTCATCTGGATTCCCAGTGTAGCTCCTTAGTATATATGTCTTTCTATAGAGGATATATGTCCTATTTTAAATGTAATCCCATCGTGTAAAAACTAATCTCTTTTTTTCCAAAACATGAACACACAACTCACACATCCATAGCGCCATAACGGCATCGGGCGTATGTCCTTCGAGCCTTCCATTTTTACCATAAATCAACCTACTCAAACCATCAACTAATTTCCTCATTCCTGGTTTTGAACTCTCTCTTGCTTCTTTATTCCAAGGTATGAAATACTTGCCCTGCTCCATAGCCAAAGCAATTCTAGGCACTCCAACATCATGCCTGTGTTTTTCTTTACCTGTATTGTGACCTTCTACTGGCATACCGTCTAATTCCTTAGCTGTATGAACTACCAATCTCTGATAACCATTAGACTCTACCATAATCTTGTCAGGCTTGAATTTATCAGCCAAACTCTTCATAGTAACAACCTGTGCTTCTAACCATCCTGCACCCTTAGCCCTAATCTTACCACTCCAACAATACAATACTTTCCTTTCTAGCGTTACACGATTGTAAGCCATTATTACATAAGCCGACTCGTCATTCTGACTGTCCATACCTACAGCCAAGTCAACACCCATAGTTACAAACCAATCCTGACCGCGTTCTGGTAACCCCATTTCCATGCCTTCTTTCAAACATGGCTTCAATACCTCGTAAGGTATAACAGCCGATTCTGGGTCTAACGGATTTAACATATACTCAGATTCAAAAGCCCTACTTCCCATAGTTTCTCGCTCCTTGTCAAGCCTTTCCTGATTCCAATACTCTGGCCAACGTGGTGTCCCATCTTCTAACAATGCTGGATGACGTACCGAGTTCCACTGAGTATTTTGCTCTGCCCAATCAGTAGCATCGCCAACTCTCTTCTGCGTACCTACCAATAACATCTTTGCCTTTGGCAACCTCATTGGCATCACAACTCTCTTTATGTAGTGAATTACCTTGTCATCTGTCATATTAGGAAACTCCTGCAAAATATCATCCAGAATAATCATGTGAACGTGCGGACCTTCTAACGCCTTACCAATACTTGCTGCATGAACCCTACTTCCATTGTTAAAATACTTAGCACCTTTTCTCCATGTAACTTTACTATCCTCATCTTGAGATTTAATAAAAGAATTAAGCCTCCATGAACGTCTACATATCTCCTCAAACTGCTCCAGTTTGTCCCATGCCTGCTCTAAGGTAGCAGATAAATACAACGCACGGTAATTTGGCTGCATTGCCATCTGATACGCAAGTGCTGACAAACCCCAAGACGTCTTCAAGTGACCTCTTGCACAAATTATTGACGTATGTGTTCCTGCCTCAAAAGCATCGGCCCACTCTGCGTGCATCTGACCTAAAGGGACATATTCTCCTGGTTCTAACTCCATGTAATGACGTAATACATCGTCTATAAACTCCTCTAAAGTCAGCGGAGTACTCTTTAACGTGTTTAATGCGCCACTAATCGCTAAGTTCAGCAGCTTGTCGTTCATTCCTTTTTTCGATTTCGTCATAGTTAAGGCTAAATTCTATTGCTTTTGGCTCAGAATCATAGAAATCTATGAACTGAACTAAAGTTTGCATATCAAGCGTCTCTTTTATAACTTCGCCATCCTTAATTATGCGAATCATTGGTCTAATTCCCTCAACCAACGCTCACCGTCAAAAGAATATATGTCAAAATGCTTTTTGTATGTAAAACGTGGAATCATATAGCACTTTGCAACCTTATCATCACTGTCATAATGCGTTTCTCCTACGGTTTTACTAGGAAATTTCTCCTGTAAGAGCAAATCCTGTAACTTTTCTGTCTCAATCAACCAAATCTGCTTGTCTGACACGTTTACTAGATAGTAAACAAAGTATTTTGCCTTCGTAACTGCAATCCCACTACGTTTACCACGACATTTATACTCTATTGCCATGTTTCCTGACCCTCCTTTGTCCCAGTCCTTCTCCCAAAGGTCTGTCTTGACCTCGTAAGTTATCAAATCTATGTTTTCATCTTCAAAAAGAAGGTCATATGCGCTAGTATCGTTGTCCTTAATGTATCTTTGTCCTAATGTCGACTCGACAAAGAACCTAATTACCTGTTCACCCTTCTTTCCATCCTTTAAATCGTCATCAAAGTTGTAATTCATACAAAAGCCTCCAGAGTTGTAGATTCATTCGTTTTAGTTGCACAGTCTAAGATGTGTTTACCTAGCTCAGGCTCTACACAATTACGCAATATCTGCCTTTTGTTAGCTATATCGTATCCAGATAAATCAATTTGTTTTCTCTCTTGTAAAGATTCTACAGTTCCGCCTCTATGATTACGGTTGCCTATCTCTATGTTCCCAATTTTAAAGTTAGTCCACCAAATATGACCGCCCATCTTTGTCCCTTCAATCAATGGCACATAGTACGGTATCGTATTCTCTACAATCCAAATACCATCATACCAATATTGCAACAATAATATCTCTTCATACAACTCCATGTCAGGATATTTAGCGTCAACCTTCTTGTATTTACGGTCTGCCTTGAATCCTATGTTGTATCTTATTTGACTATGCGACTGACAAGGCGGTGATGACCAAATAAAATCAAAATCTTTGTAATTGTCTAACAAATATTGATGTGCGTCAACCACAACTACCTTATCACTAGGATATAAATCCTGATACACTTCTGCAATTTCTGGATTATGCTCTACCGCAGTTATCTGATGCTCGTCTCCCCATAACTTACGATTGCCTCCAACTCCTGCATAAAGATTTAAAATTTTCATAGCAATAAGTCCTCCGAAAACGCTGTATCTGCCCTAATAACACGTATTTCAAGCGGGTAATGACGGTTTTTTCG